TTGAAAAATTGTTTATCCATAACTAACCGCGCTCCCCAAATTCATACGCCCACGAATCCACGGCATCCTCATCTCCAAAATACGGAGCCGCCGCCCGTGAACAATTCGGGTGCTGTAACGGATGCGCTTCAAAATTCGCCACCGTCCAAATCTGACCATTCGCCAGATTGCACGCTGGAGCCGAATCATCCGCGCCGCCGTCCAAAATCTCCACCTTATCCAAACCAGCCGCTTTATATCGCTCAGCCGTCGCCGCGTTTTGAGCGGTTCCTAATTCGGCACGCGCAACTGTCCGCGTATAATTATTGTCTTCTAACAATTCGCGCAACCCAGGGCGGTCTTCGTCACCGCGCAAAAGTTGGTCAATACCCCAACCCCGCTCGCTTGCATACGTCAACGCGCTCCGAACATTGTCCCTAAGCACATCACTCATATCGTCAATATGAGATGTCGCTAACTTCAAAGCCCGCGTCACCGCAGGGTCGGTCAAATCAAACCGCACATCTACGCCCAGCGCCACATTCCACGTATCCCAAGAGAGTTGGATCACCTCCACATAAAATCGCTTGATCAGCGTTTGCAATTTCTTCTTATCATCCGCCGTAATCAAATCCTCAGCATCGGGCAAATCTGCCTTCGCGCTGAGCGCAGTCGAAGCGCCTTCGACCTTCGACTTTTGACCTTCAACCCGCGCAACTACGCGGTCCGCCAACTGCGAAAAATAAACATCCATAGTCGTCGTCATGCGCTTCGCCGCCTCATTTCGTACCCGCAACAAAACCGCCGAAACCGCGCTGGCTTTTTTCTGGTGGTCGAGTATCCGCGCCTTTGTCTTTTGCGGCATATCGAGACCACGCACTACCGCCACGCCCGCAGGCACCAACTCACTCGAAAGCGGAACCAGGTACACATCATCACCAGCGTCGGGTTGGATGCCCAATTCGCGCTTTGCCTGCGCCCGTGTCACCAGCGTCCGCGTCCACGCCAGAGTCACACGCTCCCACTTATCTTTCATCTGTTCCTGCAACGCGCCCACATTCCGCAAATCAAACTGGATCACGAAATCAGCGGGCAGGTTGAAATCATCGCGCAAACCGTTCAACAACTCACTCGCCAAACTGCGCCATAATGCCATCAACGTCTGCTCGGTGTATGCCTTGCGCGCCGCGCTGTCACCGTAATCACTGCGCTTCACGCCCACATTCAAACCCGCCACACTCGGAGGCACATGGAAATTCGCCGCAATGCGCGTCTCAGGCACATCCGCCAGCGTCTCAGCCGCAAGTTTGTTAAGGTCATAGCCCATCTGGTCAACCTTCATCCCGTTGCTGATAAAGGCTGGCTGCCCATTGCTATGTTTCTGAATCCATTTTTGAGTCATCGCGTCCAATTCTTCCTGACTCGGATCGTCGCCCGCTTCGAGCGTAATTACCACGGGCGGCACGGCGTTGTTTTTCAAAAGCGCAAAAATATAAGCGCCCGCCTCACTGTCACGGTCAACTTCTCGCGCTGATAGTTCAATCGCCCCAATGCCCCTGTGCGGATTTTGCGGGTCAATCATCCACTTCCAATGAATAACGTCCTCTTTTGCAACTGGCACCTTATGACCATCGCCCGAATCGAATTCGTAATACGATACAAATCCTTCCAGCACGCTATGACCCACAATCGGCTCAAACTGCAAATCTGAAAATGGATATAACGCCACAACCTTCCCCGTGGCGGATCGCTGTTTCCAAAAATAGCAATTGCCGCCGATGGGCGCATACGCAATGGCGAACTGTAAAAATTCAGCCAGTCCCATGTCCTGATTCGGCTTGCGTAACAACTGCGTAATTGGATGCTTGTAATCGGGCACAAACCGTCCCTCGGTTTCATACCCGCCCAATAATGGCGGTTCGGGGAAAGTCAACTGTAAAGTGGTAGCGCAGGCGGCAACCGCCGAGTTTGCCTTATAACCCTCGACAATCAACTTCAACGGCGAAAATTTTGTAAACGCATACCGCGCCCACACTGGCGCAAACTGCAACGTCCGCGCAAAACTCATTGCCGCCTTGCTGAATAATCTCTGAAAAATATTCATCCTTTATCCTTCATCATTCATCCTTTGACTTTCGACCTTCGACTTTCGACCTTGACCATTCATCCTACAAGACTCCGCCTCAAGTTCCCAACCATCTCAAACAACTTACTAAACGCAGAACTCGCCGCATCTACCTGGTCATCATGCCCGCGTGGAAAACTCACACACTCATTCACAAACTCCTCATTCCACGCGCCCAACACCATTTTCACCAGCCCGCCCTGAAACGCGCTCTCCAACGGCTCGGACCTTACTTCTTTATCGCCGCTCACCGTTTCAAACTTTGCCGCATATCGCGCCAGCAATCTATTCGTCGCCTCTGCGCTATCCTTGCCTGCGCTGCCAGGGTCTTGCTGGTGCCACGTATAAACTTTTCCGTACATCTCCAAATCCTTCGCCCCGACCTTTTCCATTTTCATATCGCGCTCATAACTGCTCCAACGCCCGCGCGCAATGTCCAACAAATAGTAAAAACCGTCAGAACCAAATCCCATCAATGCCCCAACCGTGTAATCGCCTTTGGTCGAGTTTGCCTTATCCCAATAGCGCACCAAATATTTCAACTTCACTTCATCGGGAGTTTTGGGGATCGGCGCAAACCACTCTCGTTTGTATTTCTGACCATCCTTTGGGTAAGGAAGTTGCTGATACAACGCCGTAAAATAATATTCATCAGCCGCGCGGATTTTCAGCATTTCTTCCTTGCTCATAATCGCAGGGCAAAGCACATCACCCAACCCGCGCTTCAGCGGGTCTGCAATCGGCATATAAACGCCATCCTGCATTTTCTCTTTTTGCTCATCTTCGCTCAAAGCAAAAACGCCGTCTTCCCAAATGCCAGGCAGGGAGATAATCTTCCACTTATCCGCGCCAGGGTTGGTCATCATCTGCTTCATAATTCTGCCCGCAGGGTCATCAGGGTGCCAATGCGTCATCACCAACACGCCAGCCATCGCGCGCGGACGTAAAACCGAGCGGTAAAAATCCCAGGCATCGTCGCGCACATCCGCGCTGTCAGCCGCGCGATGGTCTTTGATGGGGTCATCCCACAACAGCACACCGCGCTGGCGACCCGATAACGCGCCGCCATTGCCAGCCGCCACCATCCCGCCCCGATGGGGTGAAGCCAAATCCCAAGCCGCCACCGCCCGCGAATCGCTCGAAAGCATCACAGGCTCTGCGTCAGGTGATAAATTCCCAAACACCTCGTTATACTTTTGCGAGGTAATCAAATTGCGAACTGCCCTGCTGTTATCGCTTGCCAAATCCGCGCCATAAGACACATCCAAAAAACGTAGGTTCGGCATTTTGCCCAAAGCAAACGCAGGGAACAGCCTGCTCACCAGCCAACTCTTTCCATGTTGCGGCGGCGTCAACAGCATCAAAAACTGAACGCCTTCCTTCCCGCCAGTTTCCAAATATCTCAAAACCTGATTCAACCAAAACGCAATATAGTGATGGAGTTCATAAGCCTTCCACCACCCGCCATCGGTCACATACTCGCCAAAATGCGACAGGTCATCGCGCGCCAATAAAATGCGCCCAACCTCCAACCGCGCTTCAGCCTGTGAAACCGTCAACGCCGTGCCACGTTTTGCCATTACGCTTCTTCTTCCTTCTTACTTTTTACTTCTTCCTGAAATTGCGCTATTTTTTCAGCCGTATCCAAACCAGCCAGTTTCAATTTTTCTTCAAACGACAGCCCGCCCAACTCGCCCACCACGCGCTGATTCAACTCCGCTTCAAGTTTGGACCTGCTCACATAATCGCCCATCAACTCCAGCGCAAGTTTGCGGTCATTGTGACCTTTATATTCAGGCTTGATTGCGCTCGAAATCAACGCCCGATAAATCTCAGCACGGTATTCATACAGCGGCGCCGATTGCATTACCCCAATCATTTCCTCAATCTGTGGGTTATTCTTTTTCCATTCGCTAATCACGCGGTCACTGGTCAACCCCAAAAACTGAGTCGCCAGTTCAAACTGCGTTTTTGGAACTCGCGGCTGGGGCGAACTCGCCCAGGCAATGTACGCCGCCACGCGCCAATCCCAACCACGCTCGCGCAAACGTAAATATTCGCCTGCGTATTTCAACTCGCCATTTTTCTCGAACACCCCGCGCGCCGTCTCAGAACGCAAACGCGCCTCGTCGGGCGTTACATAACCCGAAGGCGCATCTTCCACCACATCCAACTTCAACGGCAATTTCAACTGATAATCAGGTCTGTCCATTTCTCACCTTTGACAGCGCCAAAATAGCCTCTGCCATATTCTCAACCGCATCCGCCAGCCTTACCACCGCCTCCGCGCTGAGCGAAGTCGAAGCGCCGCCACCCAGCGTTATCACATCCACATACTCAATGCTATGGTCTGCCTCAGCCACCCGCACCCATTCAGGCTTCAACGGGTTCTGCGGAATCAGCCCCGCATAATTCACGCCGCCAACATTGATGATGGTGTATGCAATCAGGCTTTTGCCAATCGGCTCGGAGCGCATCTTATTCGCGCCCTGGCTGTCTGGTGTAGGTCTATCACGCACAATCAACCCGCGCGGCACTTTTACAATCAACTGATATTTTGCTTCCATCGTTACCTCACGGACTCAACACGCCGCTGTTCGCCAGCATAATCAAGACCATCACCAAAAAAGAACAACCGCTCACCACAAACTGCGCCACCAATGCCCCAATCACTAACCAAATAAATTTATTGACATTGTTGATCCAATCGCCGTGACGCGAAACCTCGGTTTTTAGGGATGGCTTGCCATTGCCCACAATTACGGCTTGATACAGGCTGGCAACTTTTTCGCCCATATCCTGCTCACGAGCAACATGCAAAGTCAACTGTTCGCCAATTGACTCTAGTGTCCACACGCCGTCCCCATTCATATATTATTGTTTCGCCACGTCGTACAAACCACTGGCGACCAAACCCAGCGCAACACCAAAAATGATCACGCCAAACCAGCCAGCAAAATCAACGGGCGGCACGGTGCTGAACTGATAGCCAACGCCAATCAAAATCCCGATCACCATCGAAGCAATCTTGACCTGTGCGCCCTGAAGGTTGAAGCCCTTCACCCACTGCACCAGTCCCAGCACAAAAGCCAGCAACTGAATCCCCGCCACCGAAGCATTCTCGAAAACAAGTTTGAAAATATCGTTCATAACAAATCTCCTTATTTATGGTTTGACAACAAAAAAAGCGCGTCGTGACATTTCTGTCACGACGCGCTCATCTGTCGCAGGTAGCCCCACCGTCCGCAGGGCTTGCAAATTCAACTACCTATATTTTAATACTTTTTCTAAATTTAACAAGAGTCAAAAGAACACAAATTCTAAAATCATAAAACGCCCAACGGCGCGCTTTACCTGCGCCGCGATTTTTAGAATTACGATAATTTTGCCGCAGACTTAGCGGCGTCAGGTGCAAGCAGTGTTATGCCCCGTGTGGGTTCATAAGTGACAATCTTTTTGAAGCCGATTGCTTTTAGCAACTTCATGCCAGGCTCTTTCCTGCCTTTCAAGATGTCATTCAAATATTGCTTGCTAACACCAACTTTGACAGCGTAAAGTGCTTGACCGCCTGCCGCCGCTACTTCTTTAGATAACCATTTAATAAATTCATCTAATCTCATTAAATGACATTCCTTCAAATTTTATTATTTGCTTCATCATATATCCAAGACCATCTTGTAAACTAAAATCGCCATCCACTTCCAGAGCCTGATCTTCATGTTCTCTTTTTTCATAAACAACGCATGAATAATTAGAGACATATCCTTCTTGCAAAACATATCTTCGTGTCTTTGTCTCAATTTCAACGAACTTTTGTAACGTATCTTTGGAAATAGCCTTTTGCCTATTTGTTGCCGTCATAATTTTACACTTTACAGTATCCATAATATTTTCTCCTTTCCTAGATTATACGCTAAACAGCGTACTTT